ACCCTGAGCCCATCCGCCTTTCCAACCCGCCGCGGCCAGGTGCCCCGGCGGGTTTTTCTTTGCCGCGCCGCGCGCGGACTTCCGCATTGAGGAAGTCCGCTTCCGGCTCCATGCTGAGCCCATGCCCGCCGTCGCGCTCGATCTCAAGGAGGCCATCCTCGCCCTGAAAAAGGAACGGAACGCCGTCATCCTCGCCCACAACTACCAGTCCGGCGAGATCCAGGACCTCGCCGATTACGTGGGTGACTCGCTCGGCCTCGCCTACCACGCGAAGGAGACCGCCGCCGACGTGATCGCGTTCTGCGGTGTCCACTTCATGGCCGAAACGGCGAAGATCGTGAACCCCGGGAAAATCGTGGTGCTGCCCGACAAGGACGCCGGCTGCTCGCTCGAGCAGTCCTGCCCCGGCCCCGAGCTGGAGGCCTATCTCCAGGCGAACGCCGACAAGAACTACTATGTCATCGCCTACATCAACTGCTCGGCCCACGTGAAGGCGCTGTGCGATGTCATCTGCACCTCCGGCAACGCCGTGAAGATCGTCAACAAGGCTCCGGCGGATCGCCCGATCCTGTTCGTCCCCGACGAGAACCTCGGCGCCTGGGTGATCGAACAGACCGGCCGCAAGATGGACCTGTGGAAGGGCAATTGCTACGTCCACGTCGAATTCACCCGCGACTCGATCCGGCGGATCAAGGCGGAGTACCCCGACGCGCTGGTGGTGGCCCACCCCGAGTGCACGCAGGCCGTCCGGCTGCTGGCCGACGAGGTTTGCTCGACCGAGAAGATGGTCGCCTTCTGCCGCGACGCGCCGGTGAAGGACATCATCGTGGTCACCGAGAGCGGCATGCTGCACCGCCTGCGACGGGAGTGTCCGGACAAGAACCTGATTCCCGGACCGACCGACCGCTGCGCCTGCGCGGATTGCCGCTACATGAAAATGAACACCTTGGCGAAGCTCCACGCCTGTCTCGAAAACCTCCAGCCGCGGGTCGAGCTGCCCGAGGACATCCGCCGCCGCGCGGAGCTGCCCTTGCTGCGGATGCTGGAGCAGTCGCGATGAAGGAAAATTTCTTCGGATCCCACGGTTTTTGAGGCCCGAAGTTCTTGACAGTCGCCGCCCGCTTCGGCTTTCTTCCCGCCCGCGCCGCAAGGCACGGCAAAGCACCCGTAGCTCAATTGGATAGAGCGTCTGACTACGGATCAGAAGGTTAGGAGTTCGAGTCTCTTCGGGTGTACCACTTTCAAAGCCCTGCAATTCAAAGGATTGCAGGGTTTTTTCTTGCCCGGTTCCGAGCGTGTCACGGTCGCCGAAATGCACGGAAATGCGCCGAATAACCTATTCTATTGCGGGAACCGTCGCGGGAAGATTGGACTCGCTCGCGGAGTTTTCCGCGGGACGACTGCAGAAAAGCCCCGCCGGCGGGTGCCAGCGGGGCCGGGGTGGCGGGTTGCCTTGTCAGGGCTGCGCGGCTTGTTCGGCAGCCGTTGCGGGTGGCTGCCCGTAGCCGGTGGCTTTGCGCTTAGCCTTTGACGGGTGCGGAGGCTTTTCGCCCCTCATCCGGGCGGCTTTGTTTTCGAGCTCAAAGGCTTGGTCGATCAGGCCTCGCGCCTTCTTTTGGACGCTGACAAGCTGCCGGATCACGGCTTCTTGGGTTGGTTCGGTCTTGGTCTTCATTGTGGTTCTCGGGGTCGGTGGTGGTTGGGTATCTGGTGGATCAGGCGCGGCGGAAGTGGCCGGTGAAGAAGGGGATGACGTTCCCGGGGAGCGGGGAATCCGGGGCGGGCTCGATGTCGGGGCCGGGGCGCTGGCCGGCCTGGCGGTCGAGGGTGGCGCGGTATTTGGCGGAGGCTTCGACAAGGACGGCGTGAAGCCAGCGGCGGAGCGGGCGGCCGTGGCGCTGGGCGAGGGCGTCGAGTTCGTCGATCCGGCGGCGCGGTAGGGTGACGGTGACGACGTGGCCGGTCGGCCGGTCGGGGTAGGTGCACGCGCGGCGGGGCCTGGGGATCCGGGTGCCGGTGGCAAGCGTGCGCTCCGCCCATCCGTCCGCGGTGCCTCCGCCGCGCGTGGAAGCGAGGGCGGCGAGCGCCATTCCCTCGAGGTGGTAGTCGCTCACGCGGACGGCCACGGAAAGGAGCTGGTCGGCGGGCGGGGTCTTCCCGCTGGCGGTCAGACCGGCGCCGCTTTCGAGGGCAGCACGCTTCGTCCTGCGGTTCACGCGGGCGGCGTCCAGGGCGCGGAGGTGGAGGGCGGCGCGGGTGATGGCCTCGGGGGTGGTGCCGTGCCGGCGGGCGGCAAGGTGGAGGCGCTCGGCGGTGCGGGCGTCGAGCTCGATCTCCAGCCGGCGGGCGTCCGGGGCTTCGTCGGCGATCCCGGGGCGGGAAAGCAGGCGGGCAAGCCTGGGGCCAAGGCGGCCGGATCCGGTCGCGATGAGCCGGCGGGCGAGCTGGTCCACGTCGCGGCCAAGGTCGGCGAGCGATCGGGGGGAAAGCACGGTTTCGAGGGTGTAGGCGGTGCCGGCGGGAACGGCGACGGTTGGCGATGTTTCGAGTTTCATGGAGGAATAAAAAAGGCCCGGCCGGGTGCGGCGTTGTAGCGCCTCACGCGGGGAATCACCCCCGCGCTTGTCCCGGACGGACCGAATTCTCTCTCGATGCAGGCCGCGGTCCCCGGTTGATTACTCCGGGGGATCGAATGCGGGCCGGTGCTACAACACCGGCAGGGTTTTCCTACTGGATCCGCCGTAGGTCGGCAAGCGGGAAGTGTCCGCCAAGGTGCGCGGAGGTGCGCCACGGCGCGGAATCACCGCGAATGCTCCAGGGAAAAGCGGAGGTCGTCGGCGATCTGGCCGGCCTCGTTGGCGAGGGCGTCCACGGTGTCGAGGCGGTGGCGCAGGGTGTCGATCTCGGCTTGCATCCGGTCGAGGCGCTCCGCGGTGGAGGTCTGCGGGCGGAGCGTGGCGGCGAGCGCGTAGATCAGGACACTGGCCACGGTGGCGGCGATCACCAGCGAGGTGGGGAAGATTTTCACGGGGGAGGGCATGGCGTTGAGAATGGCAGGCGGGGCGGGAGGCGTCGAGGACGGGAAGACGGCATTTGAAGGCATTCCGGGGAGCTACATCCGGTCCACCGGCAAGGCGGGACCGCCAAGCTTGGAGAGGGCTGAAGCAAGGTCGGCGAGGGCGTTGGCCTCGGGGTCGTCGCCGGAAAGCTTGTTGTCCTCGGCAATGGCCTTGAGGGCGTCGTATTTCTCAAGCTCCTCGGTGCAGTATTGCACGGGCTCGCCGTCCGGGCCTTCCTTCTGGGTGAAGCGGCGGCGGACTTTCTTGAGGAGGTCGCGGTTCGGGTCGTCCGGGTCGTCCGGGTCGATGGCGGTGACGGGAACGCGGACCACGCGGGCGAAAAACCGGCGCTTCTCCATGAGCTCCAGGACGGTTCCCTGTGCGGAGGCCTGGCGGACGGCTTCGAGGTAGGCTTGAACGTCGGGCCGCCGCTCCAGGCGCTTCGCGTTCTTGCGGGCGATGTCCCGCGCGACCTTGAATCCGGCGGCAAGGTATGCGTCGGTCTGGCTGTCGCCGGCAAGGATGCGGTCGGCAAAGCGCTGGTGCCGCGGGTCTTTGGGGACGGGGAGCGGGTCGGGTTTCATGGGTCGGCGACGGGTGGAAGGGCGGCCTCGGTCTCCTTGCTGAGAATACCGGTTTCCCGGAGGCGGTCGAGGAAGGGCTCGCGGGCGGCGGGCTCCAGGGTTTCGAGGATGCGGGCGATGGCGGAGGCACGGCGGGCGATGGAAAGGCCGGCGAGGCCGCGCTCGGTCTCGGTGAGCTGGCGGCGCCGCAAGCGGGTTTCGACGGCCTGGCGGGTGGTCTTGTCCATTTCGGCAAGGCGGCGCTCGCGCTGCTCCGCGGGCATTTCGCCAAGGTCCTTGGCCAGCGCCTTTGCCTGGTCGGTGCGGGCCTTGCTGGTGGTGGTGTCGGCCTTGCGCTCGTCGGCGAGGATCTTCCGTTGGCGATCGGTGTCGGACTCTCCCCATGCGAGTTCCGCGGCGTTGCCAAGGATGCCGGCGCTGTCGCGGGTGAGGCGGACGGCGGCGGGGAGGATGGCGGCGCGGGGATCGATGGCCCCGGCGAGCTGGGCGAGGGCGGAACTGTCGGCGAGGGTGGCGTTCAGCCAGTCGGCAAGCTGCTGGTCTTCCTCGGCGGTGGCGGTGCGCCAGAGGGCGGAGGTGAAGCCGTCCCGCATGAGGCGGGCGGCGGCCTGGTCGATGGGGTTGGGATTGTTGGCGAAGGCCTTGGTGCCGATGAGGGAGCGGATGCCGTAATCGAGGGCGGAGCCGATGAGGGGGAGCCCGGCGAGCGGGCCGGCGAGGGCGCTGGCGGCATAGTCGCGCGGGTTCCAGCGGTCCTCGTCGTCATCGTCCCGGGAAATCCCCTGCCAAACGTCGGTCATCACCTCGGCCATGAGGCCGTAGAAGCACCATCCCCAGAACACGCGGCGCGCGGCCTCCGCCTTGCCGATCTCCCCGCGGGCGAGGTTGCGGAGGGCGGCGAGGGAGACGGCCAGCTTTTGCCGGGGGTCGCTGCGGAAAAGGAAGAGGAAGCGGCCGAATCCCTGGGCGGTGAGTTCGGCCAACGATTTATCCTGTGAGGTGGCGGGCTGCGCGGTGCGGGTGACGATGCGGTCGAGCGCCTGCAAGGCGACGGTCTCCGCGGCGGATTCCGTGAGGCCTGCCCGGAGCGCCTGGGCGCGGTGGTGGTTGTAGGCGACGGCTCCGGCAACGGAGGTGAAGGCGGCATCGGCGAGGGCGATGGGGAGGCGGCCGAAATTCAGGGCCTCCATGATGAGGGACGGCGAGGATTCCGCGGCGTCGAGGATGCGACGATCCTCCGGGGAGACGCCGGCGAGGATGCGCTGTTGCACGGCTTCCTGTCGCCAGACGTGGGCGAGGCTGCGGGGATTCCGAAGGGCTCCCATCACGCCGGAAATGGCGGCGGTGGTGGGCATCTCCATGAAGACACCGAAGGCGGCGGAGGCCTGCTTGAAGACGGTGCCGACATTGTAGGCGAGGCCGATGGCGGATTGGGTGGCAAGCGTGCGGGTGGTGAGGTCCTGAAGGCCGGCGACATTGGCGGCGCGGAACTGGCCATCCGTTTCGAGCGCGTCCAGCCAGCCGGAGAAGATGGCGGCGGCGCGGGTGCCATAGGCGTTTTCCACGGAGCGGCGAACGTCCGGCGAGCGGAACACCTGGCGCATGTCCCGCATGGTCTGGGCGTAGGCGATGAAGTATTCCGTCGCCTCCAGGTGGGACCAGTAGGCGGCCAGCGCGTTCGCCTGGCGGGGGCGGGCGGTGTGGTGGCTGCGGGCCTTGGTGAAGCCGGCGCTCATGGCGTTCACGGGCGTTGCCGGGTTGCCGTAGGCGTCGAGCTGGGCGGGATCGCCCTTCGTGTCCAGCGACTCGAAAAGGCCGGGGGCGTAGTTGCGGATCCGCGGCATATCGAGGCCGAAAAGCTCGCGGAAGACGGGGTTCAAGCGGTCGTACTCCGCGGCGTATTCCCGCTTGAGGTGGCCGGCGATCTCCAGGGCGCGCGGATCGACCTTGGCGCGGATGGCCTCGATCACTTCCGCGGTGAAGCCGTACCGATCGAGCGCGGGGCGGTATTGCTCCTGTGCGTGGAGTTGGAGGAAATAGACGGCCTCCAGGTCGGACATGTGGAGGAAGGACGGATGGCCGCGGGAGACGACACGGGAGAAGCGGACGAACTTCGCGCGGCTCTGGTCCTTCACGCGGGCCAGCCGGAAATCGGCGTAAGCCTGGCGCAAGCTCTCCATGGCGATGAGGTCGGTTTCCCATCCGGGCTTGATCGTGCCGGCGAGGATGCCTTGCGCCTGCTCCGGGGAGAGCTTCACGGGCTCTTGCTTCACTCCCTCCTTGATCTGAATATTCCAATCGTCCCGGCGGGTGGAGACGGCGGCAATGATGCGGTTCGCGCGCAAGCGGGCGGTGCGGCCGGAGAGGTCGAAGGCGGTCCGCATGAAGGAATTGAAGCGCTCGCGGGCGTCGATCTTGGCGCGGACGAAAGCGCGGTCATTGGCGCGGATGCGGTCCTGATAGTCGCGGGCGGTGGCGGACTTGGGGAGGATCCACTCGAAAAGCTGATGGAAGGACGAAAGGCCAAGGCGGGTGGCCTCCAGCAAGTCGGCGACTCCCTTGTTCTCGGTGCGCTTGGACCATGTGGCTTGCGTTACGGGCGGGAGGCTGTCGAGCACCTCGCGGCGCTGGTCGGCGAGTTCCTGGCGGCGGGCTTCGTCCAGGATGCGGCGGGCGGTGCGGCCGCGGGTGTAAATGGAAGTCAGCGCGTCGAAGGCGTGGGCCAGCTCGGCGGCGGTGCGGCTGCCCATGGCGCTGAAGGTTTCGAGGATCTCCAGGGATTCCACGGCGTCGGCCAGCTCGGCGGCGATGGCCTCGGCCTCCTCCGCGCTCTGCGGGCTCTTCCCGCCCAGCTCCTCGATGGCAAGCGTCTGGTTGTGGATGCGGAGCGCGGCCTTCACGGCGTCGAGCTCGATGGCGTCTTGCACCTTGGCGACAAGGCGCGAGGTCTCCGGGGTGAGTCGGCCGGCGAGGCTCTTGTTCTGGCGGAGGTCGGGCTTGGCGAGGTCCAGCAAGGTCTCGAAGGCTTCGAGGTATTCCTTCTTCAGCACGGTTTCGAGGGCGTCGTCGGCCTGCTCGATGAGACGGACGAGGGCATTCACCCGGCCGCGCTCGGTGGTGGCGCTGGTGATGTCGTCGAGCGAGATGGAAACCCGTCCGCGGGCCTCCGTGGGTAGGGTGTCCACGATGGCGCGGGCCTCGGCGTAGGCGTCGCGGATGCGGCGGCGCTCCTCCTCGGCGGTGGTGGCGGCGGGATTCCGGGCGAAGCTGCCGCGGCCGGCGTCCATATCCTCCAGGCGGAGCGTGAGGGCGGCGAGGCGGTCCCGGAGGCGCTGGTAAAAGGCGGCGCGCTCCTCGGGGGCGGCGGTGAGCTTCTTCGCGATGGCGGCTTCGAGGCGCTGGATGCCCTTGGGGGAAAGGGAGAAGCTGGCGGTGTCCACCGGCCGGCCGTTTTCCTCGAGAATCTCGATGTCGGCGGCGTCGAAAATGACGAAGTTCGCGGTGCCTTCCCCGCGGGCGCGGCTGGCTCCGTCCAGGTAGCGGATGCCGGGGATGCCGGCGGCGAGCAGCTCGGCGCTGAACGCGGCCGGATCCACCGGCGAAGATCCGCCGCGCGTCTGCTGGCGGTACCACTCCCCGCCGCTCAATTTCCACGCGAGCCGGCCCGCGAATGCCTGGCGGAGCGCGGCCGTCACGGTGTCGCTCTGCTGGTCGAGCGGCTTGTCCCAGTCGAGCAAGGCGTCGGCGTCCGGCTTGAGGGTGACGCGGTAAACGTTCCCCGTGGCCTTCGCCTCGATGCGGTCGAGGTAGTCGGCGGCGCGGTTGAACGTGGCTTCGTCGATGTCGTTCAAGGGATCGTTCAGCTCGTCGATCACCTTCGCTTTCCCCTGGTCGATGTAGGCAATGACGATGTCCGCGGCGGCGTCGCCAAGGGCGGCCCGCATCTCGGCGAACTTGGGTCCGAAGTTCCCCGCCCGCATGAGAAGCTCGCCATCCACGCGGAATTCACTCCCCAAGGTCCGGCTGTATTCCTCCGCCACGCTCTTCAGCTCGGCGAAGTAGAGTCCCCATCCCTGCACTTGCGCGCCTTCGCCGGTGCCGATGCGATCGGTGCGGAAGCGGTCGACACGGTGCGGCGTGCCATGGTGGGCGGAAATGGAGAAGGTGGCCGGGCCGATGACGGAGGGCGAGCCATCCGCCCCGGGGAATGCCCGGGTGCCTGGCTGCCGCTCGATCTCCGTCCGGCCGATGCTGAAGGTGGCGTCGCTCTCCGGGGTGGCGGTCCCATAGACCGGGCGGCCGTAGCCGATGGAAGTCTCGAGCGCGTCCAGCATGTCGGCGGGCGTGTCGAAGGCGAAGCCGCGGGCATTCAGGCGGACGCGGATGTCGTCGAGGTCCGCCATTTCCCCGACCGGGAGGAAGTAGGCATTCGCGCGCTGGGTATCGTCCACCTGGCTCCCGTCCTTGCGGCGGCGGCGGGTGGGGGTCTTCAACGAATCGTAAATCCGGCGGAGTTCCCCGACCAGCGGCCCGCCGTTCTTCCGCATGGTGTCCGGGTGCGGGAGCATGCCGCGGGCGGCCTCCGAGATTTCCGGGAATCCTCCCATGGCCTCCGCGGCAAGCTGGTCCTGCTGGGCCTTCATCACGCGGCGCTCGATGGCGGCGGGGTCCAGCCCCACGGAATCCGCGATGAGGCGTTCAAAGCGGGGATCGATCTTCCCGGCCTTCACCGCGGCCATGAGATTCCCGGAGCGGGCGAGGGTGCGGGCGTGGCGGAAGGTGTTCGCGGCGACGGCGGCAATCATCTCCAGCCATGCGCGGAAGCGCTCGGGGAGGCTCTCCGCCTTGACGTTGCCAAGGAAGTATTCCGTCGAGGCCTTCGAAAGCGCTTCGAGCAAGGGCATGCGGTCGCCGTCCGTGTAGGCGTAGCCGTTGGCAAGGTAGCGCTGGCCGGTGGCCTCCTCGGTCTGGCGGATCCAGCCGACCAGCTCCGGGCCGGCGAGCGCTCCGCCTTCGAGGCCTCGGTTCCAGGCGTCCTCGGCCAAGTCTTCCACGACGTTCAAAGGGTCTGCGCCTCTGAAGTATTGGACGACTCCCCGATACGTGCCGTCCCGGGCGATCTCCGAAAAGCGGCGGGCGAACATGCGGAGGTCCTCCGCCTTCGCCTGCTGGCCTTCCTGAAGGGCGAAGATCTCCAGCCGGGCGCGCATCTGCTCCGGGGTGGCGTAGCCGCGGCGGACGGCTTCCGCGGGGTTCATGGCCACGTCGATCTCGTCCACGCGCGTCCCCTCGGATGCCATGGCCTCCCCGGTGAGGAATTCCGCCACGTCCTGGGTGGCGGCGCGGGTGAGGGTATCAAGATCGTCTTCGGACTGTTGGAGGGACCATGAGCGCCAAGCGTCGAGCGCGGCCTCGCGGGTCTCGAAGGCCTGGCGGGTGCCGTCCGGGGCGGAGAACACGTGTTCCGTTTCCTCGGTGAAGCCGTTCGTCTCCTGGGTGACGACGGGCAGGCCGGCGGCCTCCAGTGCCTGCGCCTGCTCCTCCAGGACGGCGAGGGCCTCGGCGCGCTGCTCGGTGGTGCGGGCCTCCAGTCCCTCGGCGAAGGCTTCCCGCATGGCGGCATCCGCGGCGGCGATGTCCGTCGAGCTGGTGATTTCCTGAACGCGGGCCTCCGGGACTCCCACGGCGCGGAGAAGCTGCGAGTTCTTGCGGAGATACTCGCCATGGTGGAAGTGATTGAAGGACGCGCCGGCGCCACCGATCAGCGCGAACGGGATGACGGCGGCGAGGGTGTCGAGCTGCTCCTGTCCGGCGACGCTGGTCCAGTCGTTGAAGAATTGTCCCCAGTCGGTCGTCGGGGTGATGCCGGAAAGCTCGTTGGCGATGTCCTGCAAGCTGCGGTTGGTGGCTTCCTGCAGCGCTTCCTCGGTGTATTCCATGGCGGCGATGCCACCGGCGGCGGCGCTGCCTCCGATGGTGGCGCGGAGGGCGGAATTCCGAATGCCTGCCTTGTTCATCAAGCCGGCCACGCCGGGGACCTTGCCCTTGAGGAAGCGGATGCCGGCGGTATTCGTGAGGCGCTCGATTTGGGCCTCTACCGTCCCGGAGAGCATGGCGGCATTCAACTGAAGGTCCCGGTCGGCTCCGGGATCGCGGAGGCGGGCCTCGGTGAAGCGGCTGCCGCCGAAGGACAGGGAAAGGGCGAGGACTCCGCCGGGGCCTGCAAGGGTGGCGGGGAGCGTCCACGCGGATTGCGCGGCGAGGATGGCACCGCGCTGCAGGAAGCTGTCCGACGCTTTCACCAGCGCGTCGGCGGTGCCGTATTGGAGGGACTGAAGGGCGCGGATCTTCTCATTGCGGATGCCGGCGCGCTCGCGGAAGCGTGCCTCTTCCGAATCCGGCGCGATGGTGCGGGCGACGGCTTCGCCCTCCGCCCGTGCGGCATCGTAGAAGCCCCGTCCCGCCTGGCGGACTCCGCGGCCGGCGGCGGCGAGCGCGCGGGAAAAGCGGGTGCGATCATCCGGGCTCCATGCCTCCATGCGCTGGGCAAGCATCGCGAGGGCAAGGCCGCGGTCCTGGGGATTGTCCGGGAGCATGTCCGCGGCCTCCGTCCAGAGGTCTTGAAGGCCGATCTCGCTCCCGGTCTCGCGGGAGGTGTCGCGGAGCGCCTTCAAGGTGGTTGCGATCTTGTCCACGGCGGGGGCGAGCTTCCGGTTCAGCCGGCGGGCCTCGCGGTGGTTGGCGAGGAATTCCTCGCGGGCGGCGGGGCGGAGGCGTTCGGGGATTTCCGGGGCGACGGCGCTCCAGGCCTCCAGGGCGTTGTCGGTTTTCCCGGCGAGGGTGGCGGCGAAGATCTCCTGCGACCGCTGGCCGATGGTGCCGATGGCGGCTTCCTCCTCGGTGTAGCGGGCGCGGAGGGCTTCGAACACGGCCTTGTCGCTGGTGTCATCCTTCAGCCCTAGATGCTGGCGGGCGAAGAGGCCGCGCACCTGGTCGAACTTTTCCGGCGGGATGGGCGCGCCGGTGAGGTCGGACAGGTAGGACTTGAGGACGGCGCGGGAGCGGTAGCGATCGGGATCCCCGGCGAGCTTGGCGCGGGAGTCGATGCGGGCCACGGCGTCGGGGTCGAGCACGTCGGCGAGGGGCTTGGTGAAAAGGTTCCGATGGAAGTCGGCGCGCTTCCGGTTCGCCTCCGCGGAGTAGGTGGGGAAGAGCGGGCGGCCGTACTGGCGGCGCTCCGCGGTGTAGGTCTGCAAGGCGGTGGTGGCGAGCTTCCGCGGGGTGGTGCCGGCATCGTCAAGCGGGCGGTCCAGGTCCGGCCCGCCGGCGCGGAGCGTCTGGAAGGCGGTCCAGGCTTCCGGCTCGGGGACGCTGGTGGCGTCGCCAAGGGCGATGTCGAGGGCGGTCGGGGCGGGGTCAAGCAGGGTGTCCATGGAGTCGAGGGAAAGGGAAGCGGTGCGCGGTTTACTCGGCGGGCTTGTCAGGGAGGACCATGCCGCCGGAGCCATCTCCCCACGGGTCGGGGTCGAGGTTCCGCGCCTGGGCGTCGAGCCATGCGGACTTGAGGGCGGCGAGGCCGCTGGCGATCTGGTCGGCGCTGGTGGGCTTCTTGTCGCGGAACCACGCGTCTTGCGCGTCGCTCCAGGACATGCCGCGGAGGTCGGCCTCGGTGCCGGCGTTGTCGGTGGTGAGGGCGAAGGAAAGCGCGCCAAGGTTGGCGACGCCGGCAAGCTTGCCGTCCTTGTAGATCGGGCGGCCGCCAAGCTGCTTCACTGCCCCGGGGGTGAGGTCGAGCACGGGGCGCTTGTCGCGCTGCCAGACCCATTCCGCCGTGCCAAGGTCGGCGAGGGGAAGCACCGCGCTCCGTCCGTCCTCGGTCTTCACGACGGCGCGGACGTTCTTCTCGAACCATGCCTTGTCCTTGCCCGGGAAGGTGGCCTTGAGGATGTCGTGAGGGATGGCGACGCCTTCCTTGCCTCCCTCCCCGGTGGTGCCTCCCTCCCCGGTGGTGCCTCCGAATGCGGAAAGGCCGTTGTCCGCGGGGTCGGACGTTCCGCCAAACACGGTCGGCCGGGCGTTCCGGTAGAAGGTGCCTGGCGGCTGGATGCGCTGGCCTCCGAAGGTGCCACGGGGCGCGGTGCCGCTGGTTTCCCGGCCGGTGGCGGGAGTCCCCTGGGCCGGGGTGCCAAGCAGGGAATCGACGTCCCGCCCGAAGTCGAGCGAAGGCGGGGCGGCGGGGATGAGCGGGGAGGCGGCGGGGTCGTCATTGTCCAGGACGATGCGCTCGAAAAGGGCGTCGTAAGTCTCCTGGGCCTTCACCGGGTCGAGGTCTTCCCCCTGGTTGCGGAGGTAGGCGTCCCATGCGTCCGTGAATCTGCGCTTGGTGGCGAGGGCGCGGCCGTAGTCGCGGGGCTCGATCACCTTCCGGTTCATCGTGCGCGGGTCGTCGTCGTGGTCCTGATAGGTAAACCAATTTCCGAACCTTCCTGAGTTGAAGCTTTCCTCGGTGAGCTTGGCGAAGTCTCCGGTGAGCTTGTGGGCCTCGGGATTCTGCGGCTTGGCGCGGTCGTTCAGCCGGTCGCGAAGTTCGGCGACGCTCTCCCGCGGCAAGGGCAAGGTGGCGAGGCTGCCGCGGAGCTGCGCGAGAGTCGCGCCGGTGGGATCGTTGGCGGGGTCGTACTGCGCGATGGTGCCGAATGCCTCGTTGTAGAGGTGCGGGTCGAAGGGCGGTGGGGTCTCGCCGTGATAGGCGGAAAGGTAGCTGGCGCGCTGCTCCGGGGAAATGCTGCCTTCCTCGGCCAGCCGGCGGAGTTCGTCCTTGCTGAGAATCACGCGGTCGGGCCCGTCGTTGAGCGCCTGATTCAAGAGGCCGTCCCAGAGTTCCGCCCGCTCCGCGTTCGCGGCCTGGTGGGCGTGGCGGCGGAGGCGGTCGAGGTTCTCCGGGCCGATGCGCTCGATGGCGGCCTGTGCCTCGGGGCTGCTGGTGTCCTCAAGCCATTCCTCCATGCTACCCGGGTCTTCCTCGATCCGGCGGGCGAGCTGCTTGTAAAGCGCCTGGCCGGACCATTCCCGGTCCATCCGCTCGGCCTGCTCCGGTAGCAGGATCCCGGAATCGACGGCGGTTTGCCGGGCCTTCAGGTAGAGGTCGCGGTCTCCCGTGTCGGCGGCAAGCTGGGTGTCATTCTCGAAGGCGTGGCGGGCGCGTGCCTGCGCGAGCCGGGCGGACTCCCCGGCGGCGGCGATCATGGCGCGGTTCGCGAATTCCCCGTAATCGAGGGTCAGGCGGTCGCGGACCACGGGCGGCAAGCTGGTGTCGATGCTGCCGCGGAGCTGGGAAACGAGGGCCTCGGTCTGCTGGGTCCACTGCGCCGGATCGCTTTCCTTCTGAAGCTTCAAGTTCAGGGCGGCGAGTTCACGGTTCCACCCGCTGCGGGTCTCCAGCTCGAGCCGTGCGTTCTCCGCGCGCTGGGTGCGCTCCGCGATCTCGGCGAAGGGCTCGCCGATGCGGGCGATGCCGGCGGCCACGTCGCCAAGGGCACGGGCCGGGGCGGTGGCGGCCTGGGTGGAGACCTGCGGGGCGTTGATGGCCTGCGGTTGGAGGCCGGGGATTTCGAGGGCGCGGATCATGGGTCAACGGGGAAGCGGGGTTTCAGCGGCGAGGGAGCGCGCGGGCCGGAAGAGGGTTTGCCGGCGCGGCTCGGCGGCGTCCTGGGCGTATCTGGCGACAAGGGATTCGATCTTGTGGAGGAGTTCCTCCCCCTCGGGGGTGATTGCCACCTTGAGGGGCACGGTCTCCTTGTGGACGGAGAAGAGGTCCGGGTATTTGCGGACATGCCAAACGACGGCGTGATATCCCAGCCCTAGGCTGGCGGCCGTCTCCGACACGGCGGCGGGTCCCCCGGAACGGAGCACGATCAAGACCGCATAGACCGGGTGGGAAAGGGTCACCTGGTGCAAGGCCCGGGTGAGGGCGACGGAGTATTCAGCGCGGGTCATGGTGGCGGGAATCTTGCGGGGGCTTGTGAGGGAACCAAAATGGGGCGGGCCTCAGTTCTGTTAGAGTTCTGTTAGGTCAGCCGGCGAGGGCGTTCTGGTAGAGATTGGCCTCGGCGTTGCCGTGGGAAAGCTCCCTGGCGGCGGGTCCGAAGAGCATGGCGAAGCAGGTCGGGCAGTGGTTCGGCTCCTTGAAGCCTTCGAGGATTGCCGGGTCGTGGCTCGTCCTGCGGAGGTCCACGAAGGGAAACATCGTGTGACACTCGAAGCACTGTACTTGGTGGATAACGACGAGTTCACGGGTCATGACTGGGCGCGGGCTCGGGATTCGAAACGCATCAGCTCCGGGATGAAGGTAAGGGGCACGTGGCCGGTTTCCCCGTTGCGGTTCTTGGCGAGGATCAGCTCGGCTTCCCCGGCGGATTCGTCGCGCTCCTCCTGGGTCTCGGCGTAGTAGGCGGCGCGGTAGAGAAGCCCCACCATGTCGGCGTCCTGCTCGATGGTGCCGGATTCCCGGAGGTCTGACATACGGGGCTTGCCAAGGGATTTCCCGGCGCGGCCCTCCGGCCCGCGGTTGAGCTGGGCGAGGACGAGAATCGGCACGTCCAGCTCCTTCGCCAGTGACTTGATCCCGGCGGAGATTTCACCGATTTCCCGCTCGCGCGCGTTCTGCGCCTGCTTGGAGCCGGAGCGGAGAAGCTGAAGGTAGTCGATGCCGATGAAGCCGATTCCCTTCTCGCGCTTCTGGCGGCGGGCCTTGGCGCGTAGCGTGTCGATCAGCAAGCCGGGCGTGTCGTCGATGTAGATGGGGGAGGTGGCGATTTTCTCGCCGGCCAGCTTCAAGCGGATCAGCTCTTCCTTCGTCGGCTTGAATCCCCGTTGCACCTTCCCGGCATCGAAGCGGGCGCGGGAGAAGATCAGCCGTTGCATGATCTGGAAGGCGGTCATTTCGCAGGAGAAGACCAGCGAGGGAATCCCCTGGTCGATGCACACGTGTTCCGCCACGTTCATCATGAAAGAGGTCTTCCCCATCGAAGGGCGGGCGGCCACGACGAACATTTCCCCGGGCTTCAGCCCCTTCGCCATGCGGTCAAGATCCGGGTAGCCGGTGGGGGTGGAACGCGTGTCCTCTTCCCCTTCAAGCAGCCCCTTCAGCCAGTCGAGCACGGCCGCAACTCCCCGCTTCGGGTCGAAGGCCTTGGCGGTCTCATTCCCCTGGCGGATGGCGAGAATGGAAGTCTCGGCCCGGTCCAGCACCTCGGCCACTTCCTCGGGGTTCTCGTAGGCGGCGGCGCAAGCTTCCGTCGTGGTGCGGATCAGCCGGCGGAGAACGTGCTTGTCCTTCACGATTCCGACGTGGGTCTCGAAGTGGGCGGCGTGGGGCGCGTAGGTGTAAACGTCGGTCACCGCGGCCGGGCCTCCGATCCGGTCCAGCAATCCGCGGTCGTGGAGAAGCTGGACGAGGGACACGAGTTCCACCTCCTTCCCCGCGGTGTTGAGCTCGCGGATCACGTCGAAAAGCTCGCCGTGGGCCGGGGTGTAAAAATGGTCCCGGGTGATACCCTCCTCGATCGCGCGGACAATCCATTGGTCCGGGTCCTTCAGCATCGACGACAGGATGCTTTTCTCCGGGCCGGTGGCGTGGGGCATGGCCTGCACCACGTCCGGGCCGGCGTGCCAGTCCTGAAGGCCGGCGTGCATGTCGCGGGTGGCGCTCATAGTTCAAGCTGGCGGGGTTGTGGGACCAGCCGGAGGACGTTCCCGGAGGCCTCCAGGATGCGACCCACAAGCGGCGTGCCGCGGTCCTTGGTGAAGAGGCCAAGCGCGAGCATGTCGGCCGGGTGGGTGTTGCAACTGAGCATCACGGGAAGGTCGTGGTGGAAGCGGTGGTCGAGGATGTCGAAGAAATGCCGCTCCGCCTTGACCATCACCGCTTCCTTGCCGTCGCCTGCCTCCTTGCCGAAATCGTCGATGGCGAGCACGTCGCAGGATTTCCAGAGGGCGAGCGCGGCGCGGGCCTTGCTCCGCTCCCTGGCGTCGGGGTCATGCTCGCGGAGGGCGGCGGCCTGGAAGCCGATGGAGCTGGTCCACGCGACTTTCATTCCCTGGCGGATCATCCGCATCGCAAGCAGCCCCATCATCCGGGTTTTGCAAAGGCCGCTTTCCCCGACCATCACCAGCCAGTGGCCGGAATGCGGTGACCAGCGTTCCACCACGCGCCACGCCTGGGCGTTGAACTCCGGGTGCGCGATGTCCGTCCGGCGGATCCGCGGGGGAATCATGCGATCGATCTCGCGTTCGCGCTCCGCGATCACCTCGGCATGCCGGCGAGTCTCCGCATCGCGGTCCGCCTTGGCCTGGCACGGCGCGCACACGTGGGGGAAACTCCCTCCGAAGTCCTGGTCGCCGATCATCAAGGGCTCGTAGGGCGCCGCGTTCCCGCACTGGTCGCAGGCTTTGAACTGGTGGTGCTCGATGCTCATGGCGTCGTCGGCCCTCCCGATGGAATGAGTTCCTCCCCGGCGTACCGCTGGCCGGCGGTGGAGCGCTTCCGGCTGCAAAGCGGGGCGAGGATGGCGGCCGCTTCCTCGGTGGTCAGAGGCGGCGATTCCTCGGGCGTAGCTTTCTGGTCTTCTCTCTCTCCAGAGGAGAGAGAAGACCGGAGTGTTGCCTTTTGGTTGGTGCCATTCGGCAAGGACCCTTTCAAGGGTGGTTCAACGGTGGATGGCGGCTGCTTGGCGTTTGCTGCCTTTCGGCGGGTTTCCGCCCCCTTCCTCCCGCCGGCGGCGCTCTTCTCCCGCCACTGGGCTTGCTTCTTCCGTTCCTCTTCGAGGCGCGGGTGAACCAAGCGATCACCGTCCGCTTCGAACATGGTTGCAACGGTGGTTGCAAGGGTGGTTGAAGCACCCTTGCCGATGAGGCGGGCGAGTTTCTCCGGATCGGCCGGGATGCTCCCGTGAAGCCAGCATGACAGCACGGCGCGGAGATATGCGCCTTCCTCCTCCAGGGTGAGCAATGCGACCCGCTGGCTAGAAATCCAATCCCCGGCATATAACTGGAAACTGGGCGACTTCATGCGCGGCCTCCGTTCTTCCGGGTGGGGATGGCCAGCGACGCGAGAACGGCCGGGATGTAGTCGGCGACGGGTCTCCCCGGGGTGGTTTCACCGATGCCGGCGAGGCGGTCGATCTGGTCGGGAGCCAGCAGGCGGCCGACCGGCCAAGCATGGCATGGAACGAACGGGCGGTGAAGCTTCGGCGGCGGGCCGGAGCGGTGGCGGGGCTGTTGGGGATGCACAAGCGCGGTGGGGTTGCGCTGGCTGCTGCGGGTGGGTAACTTCGGGGCGAGAGTTCGAGGGAATGAATCTCGCGCCGGCCGTCGTCCACCTGGGCGGCGAGCCGGCTTTTTTATGCCGTGACGGCGTTGATCTTGAAGCGGCGGTCAAGGGCACGGCGCGCTTCATCCGGATCGATGAAGACCCGTCGGCCGATGCGGTGAAGCGGGATGTATCCCCGGCGCTGCCATTCCGCCCACGATCTGGGCGAAGGGCCGGAATTCTCGGCATCGGGGAAAACGACCGTCCGGCATTGCGCGGCGGCGATTAGCTGCGGTGGTGATGCATTCATCACCCGGAGGATTGCACCAAGCCGCATCTATAGACCTTCCCCCGTATCGCCTAACAGGGAAGCTCTTCCTGCTACTGACTGGTTTTCAGCTTCCTCGCCAAGTCGCGGCCTTGCCATTTAATCCGCGGGCCGCTGCGTTCCTTCCCGGGTGATTGCCAGCCGGCGAGCTTCCACGCTTCCGCCCATATCTTAGGGGTGGTTCCATCGAGTGAGGGATACATTTCGACAAGGAACTCCTTGAAAGTCGACTTGGAGACGGTCGAGCCGAGTTCGTGGAGGACTCGCGATTGCCAGCCGAGGATGCTCGATGCGATTTGATTCGGTCGACGGGAAGCCGGCGCTTCGTTCCGCTGGAAGTCTTCGATGGACACCTTGAGGGACTGAATCCTGGGGGCTTCGAGCAACAGGACGCTCCGCAGGGCGAGTGCCTCGATGAAGCGGCGGGCGAGAGCGCGCTGGCCGACTTGGGCCTCGGTTGATTCTTCGATGCCGCAGAGGTGGAAGGCTCTGACCAGGCGGGTCCATCTTCCCTCCGGCCCCAGAATGGCGTCGCTCGAGATGTGCGGCCACCAATGGGCTACCAGCTCTCCAAGGTCGGTGTCGGTAAAGCCTCGCGTTGCTTCGACGATCTTGTCGACGGCGTCTTCGTGGGAACAGGTTCCCGCCATCGTCATCCATTCCGGGTTCCCCAGTGATTGGCAGGCGAGGAAGAAAATGAACTCCTCGGAAGGGATGGGGAGGCTGCCGTCCTGCACCCAATCGTTCCTCAGGATGGCGGCGGCCCGGTCATGGCGCAGAATGGTGCGAATCTCCGCGGCAAGTCGCTCTTGCTGGTGCGCGGCCGGCGGCTTCGGTTGGTGGTCGGGTGGCATGTCAGACGACCTTGAGGGCGGGCTTGTGTTCGTTCGTGGGCTTGGCGAGCACGGCGCGTCGCTGTTTCACGTCGGGAACGATCCTGAAGAACTCATCGCCTTCCTCCCGGCTGTGTGTGTTGAGGTAATGGCGCTTCACCACGTTTTCGGAATTGCCCGCTTGGAGCGCGGCGTCACCGATCGAACGGTGGGCGGCGACGTGGTAGGAAATGAAGCTGTGCCGCGCCTCGTCGTGGGTCAGCCCGAAATGCTTCCTCGCCTTCTTGTTGAGCGCTTCGAAGTTCTTCGGGATCAGGTCGCCGGGGTAGGCCTCAAGCCATGCGGCGAGGTTCTCGGAAATGGAAACCTGGCGCTCGTGGCGGGTCTTGGAGACGTTGGCCGGGATGGTGATGGTTCGCGTCTTCAGGTTCACCAGCTCGCGCTCGCGGCCTGCCATGCGCTTCAGCTCATCGGGACGGATGCCGGCGAGGTAGAGGAAGGCGAAGGGGCGGACCAGCGCTCCGCGGCGCCAGCGCATGAGAACGGAAAAGATGCGGCGGACGTCGGCCGGGGAGGTGGTCGCGGGCTTGGCGTCCTGCTCTTCCCGCACCTGGCGGGCGGAGAACTTCCGGATCCCGTCGACCGGGTTGGCGAAAGTGAACGGGCGATTGCTGCCGGCGTCGGCCGTGGCTGCCCAGGCGAAGAATCCATGAAGCGCCCCGCGGTGGATCTCCCATGAACGACGGCTTGCCTTGTCGGTGCCGTTCTTCGCGCGGAGCCCGCGGAGGAAGCTTTCCACCTGTTGCGCGGTGACTTCATGCGTCCATGGGTTGTCGGTGGCGGTGGAGAACAAGCCCAGGGTCCAGCCGATGCCGTGGACGGTGCGGGGGCGGAGTCCGTCGCGCTCCTTGTCGTCGAGGTAGAGTGTCACCGCATCGGCGAGCCGGATCGTGAATTCCGGCGGGCGGTGGTGGCGGAGGAAGAAAGCGACGGCCTCGGCAAGGGAGTAGGTTGCTCCGAGCTTGTCGAAGGCCTGCAAGGCTTCCTCGTGCTGCTCGTCGGTGAGCGGGGAGAGGACCATGCGTTGCGCCCGGCCCTTGTTCTCCATCTGGACCCGGAGGGCGGCGGCGAAGGTGCTGGCCTTCTCGTGTTCCTTGAACTGCTTCCGCTGCCACTTGCCGTTTTCCTTCCAGCCTTGGACGAGATACGAGGTGTAGCCCTTGGAATCGACGTGCGGCTTGATCGTGATGGATGACGCCGCCTGTTTTGGAGCGATGGTCCGGGTGCGCTTCGCTTGCCTGCTCATGGCTGCATTCAAGTGCAGCGCTGCGGCACTTACAAGCATCTATTGCGGGAAGTGACGCGGGAACTTTCGGAGAACATTGGAAGATCAATCCTAGGCGTCTGA